GTGGACGGAAGATTATTTAGACCAAATAACCTGCAACTACAAGGACTACAAGATAACCCATTGGAAACCGATAAACAAACCGAAAGGAGTTGAGGAATGAGATACGCACTTAGAAAACAGGATAAAATAGCTTCTGTATATAGTGAGGCTTATTTGAAAGAACATATCATAAGCAGCCTTGATTCTTATTTTGGCAAATGCGATGATGAGCGCATAATAGATGATATTTCACAAGAGGGGTATGTAAGCCGTGCTGGAGAAGATTATCCACTTTTAAGGATTAACGATCTTTTGGATAATAACGCTATGTTGGAGTTTGCCGTTATAGGTCAGCAATACGATGTATTAAAACTATCCTTCTTAGGACGTATGAAAGGATAAACTTATGAGTAAGTGCCATTACATATACGATAAGCAAGCTGGCAAAGTCTTAATACCTTGTTGTTGGGCTGTTGTTTTGAGCAATGATATACGGGATTGTACTTGTAGGAATGAGGATCTTACGTTTGCTCAATTTGAACGTGAACGATATAACAAAGAACTTGAAAAGCGTAATTCTATCATAAAAGAGCTACAGAGCGAAAACAAGTATCTACATAAAGAATTAAAACGGCACGTTACTTTACTAAGTAAAAAGAAGTAGCATTTTATTTGTTATACTTAATAGAATAAACTATATTTGTATTTGACATGAGAATAATTAGAACACATTCAGGAAAGGAAGTCAAGATCTTTGCTGAAACTTTTGAGAACGAAGCATACGATCAGATTAAGAGGCTGGCTAATTATCCTGCCTATGAAAACTCTATTATACGAATAATGCCAGATAGCCATGCTGGTAAGGGGTGTACTGTTGGTACTACAATGACAATAACCGATAAAGTAACGCCAAACTTGGTAGGTGTTGATATTGGTTGCGGTATGCTTACTGTAGAATTGGCAGATCAATATATAGACTGTGAGAAATTGGATTCCGTTATAAGGGAAATGGTTCCCAATGGGTTTAATATACATGATACTCAAAAGGCAAATTTTGATTTTTCAAACCTACGATGTGCAAAGCAAGTAGATTTAAATAGAGCTTATCTCTCACTCGGTACACTTGGAGGCGGTAATCATTTTATAGAGGTGGATTATTCAGAAAGAAACCATAGGTACTATTTGGTTATTCACTCTGGCAGTAGAAAGTTGGGAGGCGATGTTTGTAAACACTATCAAAATTTGGCTGCAAATACAGAAAGTGATCGGGCGATTGAAGTACGCAATACTATTGCCAGATTGAAAGCAGAAGGCAGGGAAAGGGATATTCAGGAAGCGATTAAGAATATTTCAATTCCTGGTAAGGACAAAGAGCTGGCACATCTTTCAGGTGGTGATTTTCACGACTATATTAATGACATGGCAATAGTGCAACGTTTTGCTGTACTTAATCGTGCTACTATGGCAGCGATTATCATTAATGGGATGGGATTTACTGAGGTAAATAGATTTGAAACCATACACAACTATATTGATTTTAGCCGTATGATCCTTAGAAAAGGTGCTGTGAGTGCTGAATTAGGCGAGAAGCTATTAATACCTATAAATATGCGTGATGGTTCCCTTATCTGTGTTGGGAAAGGAAACCTGGACTGGAACTATTCAGCCCCACATGGAGCCGGACGTTTGATGAGTAGGAGTAAAGCAAAGGAGTTACTTAGTATGGAGGAATACCAAGAATCTATGAACGGAATATATACCACTTCTGTAAGTAGAGCGACAATAGATGAAGCCCCACAAGCGTATAAGTCTATGGAAGAGATTAAAAATGCTATCACTGATACAGTTGAGATCATTGATACGATAAAGCCAATATATAATTTTAAAGCATCAGATTAGAACGCTTTAATAAATGGAATGGATTATGAAGTTACCGAAAGTTATTCATGTAGAATTGAGAGAGCCGTACAATGGAAAAAGACACTTCTATTTCGGATCTATTGCTGCGATCTTTGACGAGCTTTCAGAGGAACAAATAGGTATCAAGAAAGAAAGTCTTTGGAATGTAGATCTAAGTCGGGTTGAGTATCAAAACAAGTATTGTACAATCCGTATGGGCGTGCTTATAAGGAAGAAAACATTTAGAGGTAATACTAAAATTGGAGGTTAATATGTTAGGTGCAATAATAGGCGATATTGTAGGCTCACGGTTTGAGTTTAACAATACAGATAACTATAACTTTGAGTTGTTTACGGAAGAAAGCACTTTTACAGATGATACGATTTGTACTATTGCTATTGCGGACGCTATCAACAATGGGGAACACTACGAAGATACGTTACTGAAATGGTGTAGAAAATATCCAAACCCTAAAGGAGCATACGGAAGCAGTTTTGCACGTTGGATAGCCTCAGATACACCACAACCATATAATAGCTTCGGTAACGGTTCTGCAATGAGGGTTAGCCCCGTAGCTTGGTTCTTTGACGACTTATATAGAGTGAAGAAAGAAGCGGAAGAAACCGCTATCGTAACCCATAACCACCCGGAAGGCATAAAAGGAGCTGTAGCGATTGCGCACGCTATTTACTATTTGCGTACTACCAAAAACCTATCCGGGCTTGAAAACGAAATGCAAACGTACTATCCTATGTTTATGATCGGAAACTATTACTCTGGAGTATTTGATGAAACTTGCCAGGGAACTGTACCTATTTGCCTGAAAATTATCATTTCCAGTAA